GATAATATAAGGGGCTCTATCAGTCGACGGACCCGTAACAGTAGCTTTCGACTGTGAATAGAATGAACTTTTTGACTACAAAAGTGACGAAAGTATATATCTGAGTGCCAACACTTTCAGAGTACAGAGAGATCAGCCTGTAAGAGTCGGGCCTATGTACAGGCACTTATTGGAACGACCGACCGTTAGCTCACGTCTAGAAAGAGATCTGCTAGGAATGTTCGGCAGTGACGTGTCCAGCATAATGTAGTAATTCAGACAGAGTGTAGCCTTCAGTCCAACCACACTCCCTTTCAACATCAACAGAACAGTTATCGGAGTACAATTATAAGCGCCAGTGCGGTACAAATATGATCGTGCTTTTATTAACCGTTTTCACGACCCCGAACTAGCATGTCTGCTAGGTGTATCAACAAACGGCGTAATGCCGCTCGCAGGACCGCACGACTGTAATTTAGACGAACAGATGAAAAAATACCTAAACGGCTACGACATACGCAATCTTCCTGGTTTGCTAGCCTTCAGCAACAGGATGGATGACATGTTTGAAGTAGTCTTAGACCGCGGAGTTAAACGACCGGGCTTTACGACGTTAGACGGCGTTTTCCATCCTGTGTAGGCGTCTTTGGCCGCAAGCCTAACACGTACGTGGCACACGCATGGCGTTGTACGACGCCCGTATTCAGCTTGGATTGTTAGTTCGCAAGGTTTCAGCATACAAACCAAACGTAACGTACCCAAAAATATATGCGTTCAAGTCAACGTCACCAGTCCGATGGAAATAGCCGGTCGTGCATATAGAAACCCCCGTAACGGGCGGATAGATGCAGATGGTAGTTATACAACAGACGCTCATTGACACGTAGGGGTGTTTACTTAACTTATTAATAATTCGAGACTTTATCGGATATGTATAAGGCAAAAGTAGACACTCAAAAAGACGTGCAGTCGACATAACCAACAAACATTTCGACACGAGAGAACGCGTTGCATCTTAACTTAGGAAACGCATCTACTATCCAGTGTTTTATCTCCACACAGCCAACTTTCAGCTAAAAGAACGGTCAGTCTCAAACGTCCTTCAATTATGATTTGAGCAACCATATACGACATTCACACCTACGCACACATGAAGAAATACAGTCATGGGAAGAATTTTTAGAATTAGCCAAGAGTCCCAAGTCCTACTTAGTAATAGACAGATTCAGAATGACTCAAGTCTAGGGAGCGGACGAGAGGCTAAAGTATCTGGAGAATTCTAGAAACAGTCAATTTGCAAAAAATGATTTTTATAGGATTGGAGAAGATATCGTAGAATTGACTGAAAATTCGCAAGACATAGCAAATCATTTGAGATCGTATTTAAGAGGAAATGTTTTACAACAATTATAAACAGAGACAACACACCAGGATGCACTTTCCGCCCTGCTTATTTTTTGCATTGTCAACGGATTAGACGTTGTTGCATATAATGATCAGAAGCGAAGAAAAATCGGGACATTTGCCCGAAATATGAACAAAGAACAAGAATTGGAGTTACTGCCTATTAAAAAAGAAAGAGCAGCTACAATCAAAACAGCCATGTACGCACGCGATGCTTTCAAAAGCACAGTCCTACCAGATTGGGTTTTAGGCCAATTATGCAGTTTAAAATTATTCAATGACCAAGCATGTATGCTGGTCATATTACTGGAATAGTTATAAAGACTGCAAGTACCTTTAGGTCTAGCAATAAATCTAGTAACTTTGCCGCACACAAACAACGCGAACGCGAAAAGCATGTCTAACTGGTTGAAAATGGCTGGTCTAGCTGACAATCCAGTAACCAGAAACTTCGTAGAAATCAGTTCCATACTCGGCAGGGGAGCACCTGCCAAGAAAACTTTAAGTGAGGACATTTAGCATCGAGTTCGACTCGATGCATACAATGAACACGCAGCCAAGTTTTCACCAGAAACTATCAGACAGAATATAGAAATAGTGTATAAAGAAGAGATGAGTTACACACCGAAACCAGACTCTTTTTCAGATCATATAGGAACTTCACCCCTATGGACGAAGAAAGGCTCACACTATCATCCCATGTTTAAAAAGGCCTCCACGAGACTAGACTTCGTGATGTAGTAATCAATATCCAGTATAAGAAGTATACCGCCTATAACATTCATTAAGCAATTTGAAAAGTAACAGCTAGAGGACACACGCTACATTTACGCGTGCGACACTGTCACATACCTTTATTTCGACTACATCTTACATCAAGTAGAAGCGAGTTGGATACATAATCACGCACTTTTGGACCCATCGAGGATGACTCCAGAAAAAGCACACGCAGCCACTCGTAATGGAGCCACCATGCTAGACTTCTCGGATTTCAACAGTCAGCACACCATAACATCCATGAAACAATTATTCATGAGTCTAAAACAGTACTTAGATGAAAAGGCTCACGGTGTCTTAGAATGGTGCATATAGTCTTTCGATAATATGTGGTTATTAGTAAAGCCGGATGTCATTGGCGAATTACCACCATGCAAAACCATGACGATAGGAGACGAAACGTTCGTACATTGGACCAGCACTTTACCAACGGGCCACAGAGCAACAAGCTACATCAACACAGTACTAAACAGAGCTTATCTTTTACCATTTTTGGGTTAGATGAGTGTTTACCATGCAGGAGACGATGTGTTAATTAGTTAAGCTTTGAATCCTGCCCATATACAAGAATCAGGTCTGATAGAATTGAATCCTTCGAAACAAAATTTCGGGCGTAATGGAGAATTTCTGCGAATAGCACATACTTTAGCAGGGAGTTACAGTTACGGTACGAGGAAGATAGGAGGGTACGTCAATGGGAATTGGCTGACAGATGCGGATTATCAAAGCACACCAACCTTAGTAACACAAATTAATAGTCTAGTTACAATAAGCATGCGCTGTGGTAACGGCCCTTTGATACCGCCTTGTGCGTACAGCACTCTAGATAGGCGTTATTCAATGCCTAACGAGATTTTCAATTGCGCTATCAGCACTTAGCTGGCCGGTTCAGGCCTGGTGAGTTACTCGAATCCGCATTTCTTTCTAGCCTGTTCAGCACCTACGAGCGAAAGTCAAGATGTAAGCGAAGATATATCATCGCGGGTATTCGCTCACTGTCATGCTCGACTCACTACAGACAACTTCGGTCAAGCAGAAATCACAAAGATGTTGAGGGAACGTACTACAGAATTAGTACAGTCATCAATCAAATATGCAGTAAGACAATTTCACGGTAATGCAAAGACAGTCTTAGTGCAATCAGAACAAATATATCAACCGAGGAATCATACATACACGCCAAGATCAACGATAATAACCATGC